AACCTTATCAAAGGCATTTTTATACCCCGCAAAGATAGATTCTTGGTTTACCATTACCATAACTTTAGCAGGAAGGCTAGATAATTTAGCAACTAATTGCTCAGTTATGGGATTAAGCTCTTTATTTCTTGTGCAAATTACAGCGTAGATCTTCATTTTTCTATTATATAATATGAATCAAACTGTTTTAAACGAATTTGTTAAATCTCGTGAAGACGCGATCTATTTTATATCTCATTATATAAAAGTTACACACCCTGTTCGCGGATTAGTTCCATTTAAACTTTATGGATTTCAAGAAAAGATCATATCTGATCTGGAATCGCATAGATTTAACATTCTTAGAAAGTTTAGGCAAGCAGGCTGCACCACCATAGCAGGGGCTTATTCCCTCCATTTTACTAATTTTAACAAACACAAGACCGTAGTTATTCTCTCTAAAGGAGATACCGAATCTACAGAAGTCTTAGACAGAATCAAGATAATGCATGATGAACTCCCAGAATGGCTAAAGCAACCGATCACAGAGTCCAATAAGCATACTCTTAAATTTAAAAATGGCTCAGTTATTAAGTCGCGGCCATCAGGGAAGCAATCAGGACGATCCTTGGCTGGGTCTCTTTTGATTATTGATGAGGCAGCATTTATTGAATCTATTGATACCATTTGGGCTGCTGTCTACCCTATTATTTCCACGGGCGGAAGAGCTTTTGTGTTATCCACCGTCAACGGCATGGGGAATTGGTATCATAAAATTTATGATGAAGCCAAGAAGCAGGAAAATGCTTTTAATGTAATTGACATTGAATGGAAAGAACATCCTGAATATAAGAGGCAGGCAGGCTATGACTATCTTTATAAAGAATTAGAAGAAAAAGATGTAGATGTAGATTCTTGGGAAAAAACTACCAAGGCTAATATGCCTTTTAAACAATGGCTTCAAGAATATGAGTGTGAGTTCTTAGGTACAGGCGATACATATTTAGAAGGAAGTATTCTCAAAAGATTGGTAGAAGAAGTGACCCCTGACTATGAAATCAAATATAATAATAGGATGAGGGTATTTAAACAACCTGATTTTAATAGACAATATGTTATGGGAGTAGATACCTCCCTAGGCCGAGAAAGAGACTATTCTGCTTTCCAAATATTAGATTGTTATAGTGGAGAACAGGTAGCAGAATTTTACTCTAATAGAACACCTATCAATGAGTTTGCCGAAATTATAGACAGAGAGGCTACCCTATATGGCACTGCTCTGGTTATGCCAGAAAGAAATACCATAGGGGAAAACCTCATAGACTGGCTTTTCAATATATATGAATACGAAAATTTATGGATGGAAGAGGGGACTGATAAGATTGGATATCTGACTACAGCCAAGAATAAAGAATTTATGTTAGCTAAAATGGAAGAATTTATTAGAAAACAGGTTATTAAGATTAACTCTAAGCGCACCGTAGAGGAGTTATTGACCTTCATAATTGACAGCGGTAATAAGATTAAAGCGGATCGAGGAAAACATGATGATCTAATTATGGGCCTAGCTTTAGCTACTTTTGCCCTACATACTTTAAGTGAGAATGATTTATTAGAATATTCTCAAATACCTCATAAGGAACAGCGACCCCTCCTGCCTGATACTTGGAAGAGGAACATCGTTACTCCTGGCGGAATCACAGAAGAAGATATGCGATGGCTTCTAACAAAGACCCAAGACTAGACGAATTAGGTTATACTAAATTTGCGCCTTCGCGGGGTCAGGGAGATGCCACCCCAGGGACCCCCGTGCAGGGCGGGTTCCTGCGTAGATTTTTAGCCGCCTTCTTTACCAAAAAAGGCCAAAGAGCCCTTGCGGATGAGGATATTAACGATGGTGAGGTATCTGGCGATACTATAAGAACATTAGATGTTCCTAAAATAGTAAAACCTGACGCGGGCCGAGAGGAAGACCCCACAGGCTTTACAGTAGCTAAGAGTGCGGTCGTACTGCCCCAGCAAGAAAGAAATAGAAAAGAACGCTATAAACGATATGAGGATATGGATGATTACCCTGAGATAGGGAGCGCATTTGATATTTATGCAGACGACTCAACCCAAAAGAGCGCGGATAATAAGAGATGGATTATTAATTCTGAATATGATTTTGTCAAAAAGGAAATAACAGAGCTTTTTGAAAAGGTCAAGCTAGAAAAATTTTATTGGGATATAACTAGAAATACGGTCAAATATGGGGATTGCTTTATAGAAACTATATTAGACGTAAATAGACCTAAAATGGGTCTTCAAAGAATAAAAGTATTAAATCCTAATTTTATTATCAGAGTAGAAGATGAATTTGGTTATCTTAAAAAGTTCCTACAAGAAATCCCCCAAAGAGAAAACGCCATGGTCATGCCAGGGACTGTTGATGATTTTGCTCAAGCCAAATTTATAAATTTAGATAAAAATCAAATCATCCACTTCCGTCTTTATACCTCAGATCCTTCTTTTTATCCTTATGGTAAATCGGTAGCTGCCCCTGCTATGAAGGTGTTTAGATCTTTGCGTCTTGCAGAAGACGCTATGCTGGTTTACAGATTATCTCGTGCGCCAGAGAGAAGAATTTTCTATGTAGATGTAGGCAATCTTCCTACATCTAAAGCTGAAGTCTTTATGGAAAGACTCAAAGAAAAGTTCAAGAAAGAAAAATTCTATAACCACAATACTGGAAATATAGATGCGCGTTATAATCCTCTTTCCGCTGACGAGGACTACTTTGTTCCTCATAGAAATAATAAGGGAACAAAAATTGATACTCTTCCTGGCGCTCAAAATTTGGGCGAGATAGAGGATGTAAGGTATTTTAGAGATAAACTGCTCGCCGCGCTGAAGATACCAAAGGATTACATAGTAGAGAAGGATAAGTCCCCAGAGAGGAAGGCTAACCTATCCCAGCTAGATGCCAAGTTTGCTAGGGTTATAGTTAGGGTTCAGCAATGTATTGCTATAGGATTAGAACTTCTAGCTAAAAGGCATCTCATATTGTTGGGATTAGATGAGATGTATGTGAATAGCCTGAAGGTAACACTTCCTGACCCTAGTGACATCTTTGCAAAAAGAAGAATAGAACTTGAGCAAATGAAAGCTCAAGTAGTACAGCTAGTAATGGCAACCCAACTATTTCCCAAAGAATATATTTATAAAACTTTTTATGATATGACTGACGAGGAAATAGAAGAAATAAAAGAAGAACAAAAAGAACAAGAAGAAGAGCAAGAAAAAATGCAGGAACAGCAAATGCAGGGTGCTCTGGGAGGTGGTCCAGGCGCTGTGCCTGGGACTGGGGTTGCGCCTCCTGGGGCACCCCCTGCTGCTGCTGCTGGAATGGGGGGTGCGCCGCCCCCGCCTGGAGGTGGTGGTGGGCCTCCGCCGCCTGCTGCTGGGCCTAAGCCTCCCCCCCTTGGAGGGGGCGCAATATAAAAAAACTAAAATTTCGTAAAAAAAAGAAAGATGTGATAGTAAATAATAAGTAAGGAGTTATAAAATGCTTGGATATATGTTCGAAAATAGAAACAGTACTTTAAAATCGGTAATTAAAATAGGGGACTGCCTAGGGCGCTGCCTTAGGGAGAATGTCCAGCTTTTTTCAGTGGATGCAGAAAACAATAAAGCCTCTTTTTTAACCGAGTCTGGTCATGTTATTGAGGGGAATTACTCTTTTTCAAGAAGTAAATTAACTCTTGATAATATTCAGATTCAAAACAGTGAGGTTTTCTCAGATAACGAATCCTTTGATGGTTTTGTTTCTGAGGAGGTTAAGAACTTTGTGGGAGGTCTGCATGAATCTAGTTATGGAAATGCAGAAACTTCCTTTGAAAAAGTTTTAAGCTTATGGGAAACCAGACTTCAGTTTAATGAGGTAAAAAAGAAGTTGGAAGAAAAATCTACTGCTTTCTCATCTACTCAAAGTATTATTTCTACTCCTGAATTTCAAAACTTTCTAGAAATAGCTCCTCAAGTAATAACATGGCTTCACGAAAATAAAAGAAATATTACCTCTGTCCCTGAAATTAAGAACGCCATTAAGCTCTCTACTTCTGTTTCTCATGCATTTGATATACCCAAGCAATCTTTGGATGAGCTTCAGGAAAACCAAAGCATAATTTTTGAGAATCAAACTAATAAAACTATTTATGAAATGATTTGTAGACAAGAATTAGTAGCAAAAGAACTCAGCGAATCTAAGCAAAGTTTTGACCTTATTTGGGCAAACAACCTGAAGATTAACAATCTCGCTTCTCTTTTATATGCGGGGGACCAAGATAAAATATCTCAAACCTTAGCCGAAGCTTTATCAGATGTTCCTTATTTAGCTCTCGCTACTAAGAAGCAACTAAGAGAGACCTTCTCAAAGAACTTACAATTAGAAAATACCCCGACTGGTCTTTTCTCTGATAAGGATATTAAATCTTTTGCTTCTGTCATTTTTGAAATGAAGAAGCCCGTTAAAGATTTATTAATAAAAACTATAAATGAGAAGTACGGGGTTAATATTCAAAACCTAAAGGAAGTTGCATCTTTTAGAGGATTAGTAGAGGCTCAAATTGTTATATTTGAATCTTTGTCTCGGCTAGCTCCTAAGTCTTCCGTAGTTAAAGAAGTCTTGAATCAAGTAAGTATTATGCTTAAGGAGAAGTCTGGAGTTGAGGCTATTGATGTAAATGATATTTTACAAGCAATATTTGAGAAGGCTGATTATTCAGGTTTATATGAAACTTATTCTATCTCAGATAAAATTACTTTAAAAGAAATGTTTGAAAATGATCTGTCCTCCCAGCAGATCATTTCTTTATTAGAAGCTCAGACTAACAATGTAGAAGAAAAAATTAGAGTATTGATGGAAAAGAAAAACAAGCTGATGAAGAGACAAGACGAAGACGCGGGTAAAGGGTACCCAGAGAAGGGCATAAAGGGCGGAACTGCGGCTGCTGAAAAGGAAGCTAAGAAAAAGAAAGGTGATGATCCTAAGGCCCCCGAAGATGTCCAAAAGGAACTGAGTGGGGTGGATGACACTGATCAGTACGGAGAAGCCAACGAGCCAACTTCAGCTAAAGAAGAGGAGCCTGCGGAGGGAGAACAAGGTGGAAATATTTCTAAAGAAGATTTTATAAAATCTTTAGACGATTTTACTAAAATTTTTAGTGGTGACGACAAGAAAAAGGGTGCATCCAAAAAAGAAGAGAAGTAAGAGTGACCTGATTTATGGCAGACTGTAATAATCCTACTTTTTACCCTGTCATTCTATCTTCGATTGACGGGGAATGCGTATTTACAGAATACGACGTTAGTACCACCTTATATGACAGGATATGGGAGGAGGTAGAGGAGTGGGCTTGGCCCTGCGCTGCCCATATTTTTGGTACACCCCCTGGCGATCCTGGAACTCCTCCAACTACTATTCCCAATTATGGCATGGTTCCAAGCCATGGCACTCCTGGTAGTACTACAATTATTTACCTAACTTCATTGGCTCTATTAGGATCTCCTAATTTAGGTGGAACTACTACTCTTAACTTAACTAATGGTTTGAGCAATTATGTAGGGCTCACTAACCCAGGATCTAACGTAATAGCAAAATTAGCTATTGACGGTACAGTAAAACAAAATGGGACTGTATTTGCGTGGACAGCCGACGTGACCAACGTGACTGGTCCTACCACTATAGACTCCAAAGACGTGTACACGCTTACTGTGGCTAATGTAGAGGACACTGGGCAGTCCGATTGGGACGGGGCTGTAGCAGGAACGACTCGATTCAATGTTCAACTTAAGTCCAACGCTCCTTCAGTTCTTACAGGACTTCATGATGTTACTGTAACTGAAACACCAACTAACGACGATGTTCTGGTATGGAGTACTGATAAATGGGTTCCAGCAGCCCAGAGTGGAGGAGGGGGTGCCGACGCAGTTTTAAGGGCACCTGCCACCACCGCAGAATCTACAATTACCTCACCTGCCACGGGTGTTGTCGGTTTAACTGTAATTCCACCATCCCCTGGTAACACGTATGCTGTTCGAGTTCATTATCCAGGAGGAGGGTTACCTGCTGATTTCGATTCATTTAATATTGATCAGAAGGGTAAGACATTCATACAAAACCTCAAAACACATGGGGTTCAATGCGAGTCCCAAATATCTATTGGTCTTGATGCAGGACAAACTTCGGCACCGTTTGTAGTATCTGATTCAGGGGGAGATCATGTTTGGTATATTGATGCCAGTGCTAACCTCTTCACTTCAGGAGGAATAGATGTAAGCGGAAATAAAATTACGCAGGTAGGAAGTCCTGTTGCCTCAGATGATGCTGCTAATAAGGCATATGTAGACGCACAAGCTCATACTGATACCTCTGGTTATTGGGTTGCTGTTCCAGATACTAGCTCTATTTATTATTCTTCAGGTACAGGAGGTGTGGGTATAGGAACTGCTTCTCCTACTGTTGAACTTGAGGTTGTTGGAGATGTATCAGCAACTACGGTTTATGCTGCCTCTGTATCAGGTGCTACAGTATCA